ATGGCTGGAGGATATAAAAGCGTCTGTTGGTGCCCACTCAGCACTTACAGCAATTCTGGCAACTTTGTCCGCGCCTTCTTGTTCTGCCCGCGAGCTGTACTCGGCGTCGTCGGCTTCACCTTCTGGTTCAGCGTGCTTCCGTCATTCGACGGGGCATTGGGGTCACCTGCTGCCGGCATCGGCTTGTGGAACATCGTCCCCGACAACTTCAGTCCAGGCGGGGCCAACTGACCCGTCAGCTTCAAGCACGCCTCGTCATCACTGATCATGCCAAGCGACAACTGCTCAAGCACGATCATCTGTTTCGTCTGCTTGAAGGCCAGCAGCTCGTTGTCCGGGCGCAGGTCGATGGGGTCGTAGCGGAACTCGACCACCACGTCGAAACCGAACAAGCGCGCCGACAGCGTGAAGGCGCGGCTCCAAAATTCCTCGATTGGCCCCTTGATTGCCCCCGTGCAGGAGCGCATGAACAGCATGATCTCACTCGATGCAATGTTGCTGCTGCCGCTGGCGAATCCAAGTACGGTGCCGTTCGTCTTGCTGCCCGTGCTCAAGCGCGCATTCGCCATAGCCTGCAGGACTTCGTATTCCGCCGACAACCCGGAATTGCTCGCGTTCTCGACCTCAAAACCGATGGACGACAAATAGACCAGGGCGTCCTGCGGTTGCAGCGAGTTGATCTTGCTCTCGACCTCGGCGATGATCGCGTTCAGTTCCTGTGTCGCCTTCTCCGGGTCCATCTGCGCTTCTTGCGTCAGATTCTTCCGGATCATCTCTTCGTCCAGGACCACTTTCTGGCGCGGGTGGATGACCTTGGCCACGATCCTGGTGATGTCGTTGGCGAACTGCTCGCTGTAGATGACCGGCTTGATCGCGCTCTCGATGGGCGACGTGCTGTACGGATTGAGCAGGTCCTGGTCCAGGCTCACGTAGATGAACGTCGGATAGTCCAGCGGAATCTTCTCGCTACCGACGTACTGCCACGGGATGAGCGTCTTGTCGTTGTCAGCCACGAACTTGATCTGGGTCGTGCTGATCGGCTGTATCCGCTTCGGGAGCCGATCTTTGCCGAGGACCACTTCGCCACAGCAGGACCCATACATCATCAACTCTTTGGCCAACGACTCACTCGTGGCCCGAATCGACTGCGGGCCGGTGAAACCGTCAGTTGCGTAGTCAGGGAGAAGGTCGAAGCGCGTGATCAACTGCTGCAAGAGCAGGGTCGCTTCCCGGTTGAAGGTGTTGTCCGGGTTCTTGGCCACCGCCGTAAACGTCTGGGGCAGGCCCAGGCGCAAGTACGACCATACCGCCGCTGACAGGTCAGGGCTTGCCGCCACGAAATCCTGGATGATCTTCCGGGTGTCCGCTCCATTGCGGAGCGTCGTGGTGTCGGTGCTGGCAAGGCGTCTGTCGTCCTGTGGGAGAACGGCAGTCGACGGCTTGGTCGTCTTCAGATACGACGGCCACGTCTGTGACCCCGGCTTCACTTTGGGTGGAGCAACGGGGGCAATCTGCGTTGCCGCATCAAACTTCAGGAAGGATCGCAGGCGTTCAAACATTCGGGAAACCTCTTGGTTCCCCGAATTTTAACATCGGATGTAATGCGCAGTGTGAATTATTTATGCCACCTGCACACTCTCACACAAACTGTCTTGGTTGCCGAATCGAGAAGGACGACACCAGCGGCAGACTCCCTCCCGCCGCTCCCACAGCGGTCTGCAGCAGGAACTTGGCCAGGAACGCATAGCTGGTGCAGAACCACAAATGGTCATCACCATCCTCGGACTTCACCCACTTGAACTCCAGCCCGTGGTTCTTGATGCTCCACTCCTTGATCCGCCGCATCGACGTGCAATTCTTGACGAACACGTCGTCCTCCTTGTCCGACAACTTCGAGAAGTTGCCACTACGGAAGAACGCCATCAAGCCGTCAAACGTGCCACTCTTCTTGACGTTGATCTGCTTCCGGTGCAACAAGCCTTTCTCCGGCTTCTTCTCCCGCTGTGATACCGTGAACATGTCAGGGCCTGGCGTCTCGTTGGCATAGACGCATGCCCACAGGTTCGGGTCCATCGCCTGCAAGGCGTGCACCGTGTCCGTGTAGGGCAGACTGTCGATCACGCCGACACGCGCCCGGTACTGTATCCGCAACTCCCTGTACCTGTCCTTCAACTTCATCAACTCCACCCGCTCGCAATGCACCACCTGCATCGAGCCGTCATAGGCGACAGCGCCCACGACGATGTGGCATATCTTGCCCAGGTCCACGCCCATGACGTGGGACACGGCACCCTCCATGCGCTGCTTCGTGATGATGCCCCGGACTTCATCCGGTGAGAGCACGGACTCCTGCGAGAAGAACGGCAGGCCCAGGCCGAAGTTGTAGAAGTCGGCCACGTTCGTATAGGCGACTGACGAGCGAATCAAGTCCGCAGGCGTCACGATGGCCGGCGCATCAAACGGCGTCACCTGAAACCCGTCCGCGTCGAAGTTCTCGGTCGGGTTCTCGCACACCCATTCACGGTGATCTGGCCCAAGGTCAGGTTTGCCCCCACAGTTCGGGCACTCGACAAACGCCTCCTTGTAATCGAAGCAGTGCAGGTTCGCTCGCGTGATGTCCAGCAATTCCCCGCTGTAGTGCGGGATACGGACGTGGGCAAAGAAGTCCGGAATGAACTGGTGACCACAGTGATTGCACTTGGTGAACTGGTAATACCGGCGCGAGCGTTGAAACTCCAGGTCGATACCCTTTCCGGGAATCGTCGGCGTACTCAACTTGACCTTGAACTTGTACGGCGAGTGCGTCAGGCGCGACTGATACTGCGTGATCACGATGGGGTCGCTGAAGTCCAATTCATCATGAATGAGCATATCTGTAGGGATGGAGATAGGTGCATTCGTCGACGCCGCCCCCTTCAAATACAGAAACGACGTGCCGAACTGCTTGACCTCGATGGAGTCCGTCCCGTTACTGGCCTCGCGCAAGTACGGGGACTCCTGAATGACCGGATTCACCCGCGTCTTGGCCAGAATCGCGGCAAACGACGCCGTTGGCAAGGTGTAGATCGTCGTGAAATCCTTGATCATCCCGCACATGGCCAGAGCCTTCCGTACCGACATCTCGGAAATCCCCACCTGACTGCACTTGCGAATCACCACTTCCCGCGACGTGCTGTCGAGAATCCTCCGCTGATACTCGTGATTCCTGTAGCTGTACGGTTTTCCCCCGATGTACGTGTTTTCTTCAATCCACCGGCTGATCTCATCCAAGGCCGTCGCCTGCGACGCCCCCACCCGCATCCGCTGCATGTGCCCTATGAACAGGGACTTCTCCAGTACGCTACTCAAACCGTCACCGCTTTCTTCCAAACCCACCGACTGTGGCCACAGTCAAATATCCGCCAGTACCCGTTCATGTGACAGTTCTCTGTCTCACTCAACGTCTCGTCAAACTCCTTCAAGACGTTCTTCAGCTTGTGCTTCTGAAAGTCATAGCGACTGAACCGATCCGACTTCTTGCACCAGAAATACCCCGGATTTGTCTCGCCATCCCGAGAAAATCCCACCTTGCCGTAGGCTTCCCCGTCGCCCCACCGCAAGTCGGCATAGGTCACGATGCTGTCCGGGTCATGGTCCCGTTTGAAGGCGGCAAGCATCTTCCCAAGCCCACCCACGACCCGATCTGAGTTCGACCCGGCAAGGCGCAGCAACTCCCACTCTGAGGACTTGCTGAAGCGCGACAACCCCCACGTGCTCACCATCACCAACTGGTCATCGTCGAACAATCCGTAACACGCCTTGGCCGGCGTCCCCGCCCCCTGCATGTGCTGCGCCGTCAAGAAGTCAGACGCCTCTCGCCACGCAATCTTCCGACACTCTGTCTTGCGCCCCATGGTCACCCGGCTCGCCCCCAACAAAGTCAGGATGCGAAACATCACCTTGTTCGGCGTGTTCAACCACTCGTCCTCGAAAACCGTCACCAGACGAATGCCAGCGGCTCTGGCAAGCGCCAGCTTGTCTTTGTGATAGGTTGGGCCAAGGGCGTGCTCCCCGTGCCAGTACAGGCCGCAGTATTCGATCCCGACCTTGAACTGTGGCAGATAGATGTCGATTTCCTTTCCACCCAACCGCTTCCGGTCCCGCCTCACAACCTCCACACCCTCCGACGCCAACCACTCCGCGATCTCGATCTCACCTGACGACGTGCCGTTGGCGCAGGCGGGACATCCCGACCCGTTCGCCATGTGGTTCCCCGGCCTCTGCATGAAGTCGCCATGCTTCTTGCACGTGATCCTCATCGGCGTCTTGCTGGAAACCACGGTGCTCAGGTCGTACTCGTAGGTGTCGCCGTGTACTGCCCGCGCCCTGGCCAGAAAATCATCAGGCTTCAGACAAGCCTCGGCGTTTCTCCTCAACCTGCCGCACTCAAAACAGCCGTGACCGTCCTTTACGTCAGCTAACACGGACCAAAACTCACCATGCTCCGAACACACAAAGCGCGCCTTCTCTCCTGCACCCGTGACCGAAACCGGGTCCAGGACCAGCTTGCCGTCATAAACCGCGTCAATCTCCGAAACCCACTTCGCTACCGACTTCCGCCGCATCGCCCCACCAGCGATCCGGTTGCACTTGGGGCAGGGTGACTGTATCCCCTGCGCGTGCCGCGTCTGTAGTCGGTTCAAGGTCGTCACAAACTGTCCGTGCTCAGGGCATTCAAGTTGGAACAACGACTTCGTGTGCTCCACCGCAAGGTTTGCTGGCCATGGGAAGTTCGGGTACAGGGCCTTGACCTCGGCAACCTTGTCCGTCCCCTTGCCGCTGCACTTCGGGCACCCTTGCCCGAAGGCGTGCTTCTCCGGACTCATCTGGAACTCGCCGTGGATTGGGCACACAATCGCGACCTTCCACCTTCCCCCAACCGAGACCCGCTCATTCGACGGGTACGCGTACTTCCCCTCGTGCTTCTCTTTGCACTTCTCAAGCCACGCGGGAAAGTTCCTCTCCCACTTACGTCGTCCAGCTTCCGGTGTCAGCGCCATCACAATTCCAAGATACACAGTATGTTGGAATTATAACACAGATCACGTCAAACCCGCCCGCTTCGCCAACCGAGCGTACTCCGTGAAGAACTCATCCTTCACGGCAGCCGGCAGCCTTTTAATCGCCTCGATCAACACCCCCTCCATGATCTTGAACGTCTCCTGCCGACGCAAGTCCTCCTGCAGTTTCACCAACTGCCCCAAGGTCCCGACCACCGAGTTCCCCACCTGCGCCTTCTGGCTCGCACCAACGTCGGGTGACTCGGTCACTTCGTCCATCAGGTCCTTGATCTTCTGGTATTGCTCGACCAGTTCTTCTTCCAGGTTCAGGTCCGAGACCTTGGCACTCGGCAGCAACTTGTCGATCTCACTCCGCAGCCTGCGCAATTCCTTGGCACTCAAGCCGGCCAACGGGTCCTTGGGCGACTCATTGCCCCGCATCAAGGTCTTGATGCCGGCCAGCTTCTCCTGGTCAATCATCGAACTTCTCTCCCACAACCAAGACACCGTACACGATCACGGCGATGGCGCACACCAGGCCCACGAAATGCAGCGCATCAGCCATTGTTCACCCTCATGTTCCAAACCTCGACAGCCTCGTCGACATCCTTCCCCATGCGCTCAATCGCCCGCGAATAGCCTGGCAGCCCGCTGCACACGTGCATCACGCTCACCCTCGCAGGTATCGAACTCCACGCCACCTGATGCGGGTGAAACCAGGTGTGACCGGCCCCGCAGAACGGGCACGGCAGCAACCTCTCAAGGTCAGCAGCACTCATTCGTTCCACCACTTCTCAAAGTAACGCACGCAAAACAGTGCGACCATCAAGCCGACAAACAGCCAAAACCCTGAAGTGAGCGCCACCACAACGAACACGTCAACCTTGCTGGTCATGACCAACCTCCATCAACGCCTTCAGCCCGCCCCATTTCTCTTTCTCTGCCTCTTTTGCTGCCAACTGCAAACACTTGGTCAATCCGTCTTCCCTCGCGTGCGGAAACCTCGCCACCACACGCCCGTTCAAGCGCAACTCGTACAGGTGCGGGCCGAACATGCGCCTGTTCTTGTCGATGTTCTCGATTTCGATCATAGCTTCCACCAATCATCAGGACTCAGCAAGATCATGCCAATCGTGCAAGCCGTGACAATCACAATTTCCATCATCTCATTTCCTCCGTATCCACCACGGTCGTAATCCCGGCGCGCCCACTGATCGCTCGCCACACTCCTTCCCACCGTGGGTTCCGCCAATACTCCCCGACCAGATAGACGGTGCAAACCGGCAGTCCTTCGATGTCTCGTTCGTCCCACATCGGCCTACCTTCCTTCGGCTTTCGCCGCAGGTAGCCGTAAGCCAAGTCCACACTCTTTGCAAATATGACAATCACCAATCCTCCTTGAACTGGACCTGGACGAGATTCAATGCTTCCAGTTCCTCAAGTCGTGCCTTGAACTCCTGCCAGTAGTGATTCAACTGGTATCGCCCCACCAGGAACACTTTCACCTTTTCCTCAATGCCCCTGAGCGCCCTGGAATCGAACGCAGGGACGCTTGTGTCCATCGGCATGCCTTTGGTACGGATATACCCGTGTGCGTCCCTGAGCGACTCCCCAAACACCACTGTGCGCATCCTAGCCCCACTTCCTTTTACGGTTCACGGTCGCCATCAGGAGTTCGGCCAGGGCCCTCTGGTGGGCCATGGGCATGGCGCTGACCTGGTCACAGGTCAAGGCCAGGTTCTGCAGGTCCCCGCTGAACAAGTTCCTCAACATGTTCGGGTCCGCACCCCTCGACTTGGCGATTTCATCAAGCGGTGCCTCGCCGAGCAGCACTCCCACCAGCAAGCGCTTCAGCGTCTGCCCCTTCCAGGAGGCTGGCGTGTCCGGATAGTTCGGAGACTTCGGCAAGAACAACCTTTCCTTCTCGGCAAACTCCATCCAGGCTCCCGAATACTTCTCGGCGCTCCACTTCAACTCTTCAGCGTAAGCGGCACGCATCGAGTTCGGCCACTTCGTCAAGTCCATCATCCTGCGCGGTGACAACT